TTGGCACAAACAGCATAGTCCTTGTAAAGTTCAAATGTCAGCTCTTCTCCCAATATCTTATTTACACTTACTGATGGATGCCTATCTTCAATCAGAGTCTCTGGTGAGATATTGTATTGCATAATCAGGTGTGGATACAGTGAGTTGAGGTCAAAGGATACCACCCAATCATAAACACCTGGTTTGGGTTCCTTCACATAGGCACCAGCAAACTTGTCATTCTTTTCACTGCTATCCTTTTGTGGAATCACAATACCCCTCTTCTTGAGGTAGTTGTAGATAATAGTATCCCACAACCTAACCTGGAACATAGGGTCAGCAAAGTTGACCTTAGCATCATATGCCATAGTCACAACCAGTTCAATCAGGCGAAGTTTATCCTCCAACCTATCAACCAGTTCAACGTCAACAATGTTATAGTCAACAAACTTCTTCCAGTCCTTAGTGTAGAACTCTTTGAAGGTGTCAAACTCAGAGTGGTCCAACTTCTTCTGACCCAACTCAGTTTCTGCAATAAAGTCCAGTCTGTATGACTCACGATTCACATAGGTGAACTTCTTGTACAGTTCCAGATAATCAAGATCAGTGATACCACCAATCTCATAGGTCACAAACTGTCTACCAGAGATAGAAACCTCCCTCCTGGTAATCAAACCCCAGGGAGAGATGTTCCTGAGTTGTCTGTCCCCAAGGACTCTATCAACCCTCCCACAGATGTAGGGGATGTCATACAACCTTGTGTTCCACCCAGTGACCACATCAGGATAGTCACTCATCCACCAGTCAATGAATGCCTGAAGCATTGTTGCCTCATCAGGGTAGTAATGATAGGTCACATTGTCCTGAGAGGGGGTGTATGGTTTCCTACCCCAGGTGGTAATGTGCTTGGTTGCATAGTCCTGAATAGAGATGGTCAGCATCTCTTCTGAACAAGATTCAGGATCAGGGAATCCATGTTCAGATTGGACCTCAATGTCCATGGTCACAAGTTTCATCTTCTTGATGTCAAACTTGATCTCATCTTCAGGATACTGATCAGAGATGTATTGATAGATGAACCTCTCATTACCATGAATCTTGAAGTTGTCTACTCCATCATACTTCTTGTAGAACTCCCTACAATCTCTGACTGTTCCAGGTTGAATTGCTTCTACAAATTCACCTTCAAGAGTTTTGTATTTGGTTGGTACATTTGATTTGACAAAGAGGGTAGGACGATAGTCATCCTTGTATTGAACTCTCTTACCATTTTCATAACCACGAACGAGGAACTTGTCCCCAACCATCTGCACATTGGTGTAGAATTTCATTCCTTCACAAGATTTTCATACTTTTCAATCAACTTACTATTTGCTTCAGTGATAGTAAGAATCTTATCTGAGTGTATCATAAAAGTGTTCTGATGGGAAACATCCACCAACCAAGGTATTAGTGTTCCATCTCCAACAAGAACAAATGGTTCAATCAGTTTACAATCAGGCTGACCAAGATCAGATGGAACTTCTTCAATCTGAGTCAACAGCATCTGATTGTTCATCAGAACCAGCAACTTTAGCCTTTCTCTCTTCATGAGCATCAACTCCTTTTTGGTACATATCAAGTAATTTATCTACTGGTTCAACAATAGTCACAACCCAATCAGTAGGAATAGGAATAACTTCATCCTTACTCAGAGGCAACCAAGGCGTGAGTTGAATTTGAAATGGAACATTTGTATTTCCATTAGAGTCAGACTTTTCACCAAATAGATTTACTCTGCATGGATACTTGAGAAAATATCCTACAACAGAGTCTTTAACAATCATCTCTTGAAGACCTGCTACTACATCTTCACCAGACTTCAAGACTACAAGTTTTACATTCATTCTTCTACTTTTGATTCTTCCAGTTTCTTAAGTGCTGCAATAAGTTCAGGAGTTTCTTCCCACTCCCAAATCTCCTCATGACCTTTACTGTCAATTTTCTTGTGCTGTTTTGTTGCCATGATATTCTCCATTTCTACCATCATACCATAAAAAAAGGGGGGATGCAACTGGATTTTGCCAGTTGCTCCCCTGCGCCGACGATATTCAATTATATTTAGAGATAATCTTTGCGAGCATGATGATCTGGAACTACCTTTCCAAGTCTGATAACCAAGAGTCCGTCTTCAAAGGTGACTTCCCTGACTTCTGTGTCGTCGGATAAAGTCCACGCTCGTTGAAAACTTCTTTGAGCCAATCCCTTGTGGATAAACGTCTTGTCCTCTGATTCGGATTTCTGTCCGGTGACATAAAGTTTTCCATACTCGGTGAAGACATTGACTTCCTCCTTTTTAAAACCTGCCAATGCAATCTCTAATAGAGATTCCACATTATTTACTTGAATCAGATTGTAAGGTGGATAGTTTGTTACAGAATTGTTGAGAACACGATCAAAGTATTCATCTAACCCAATACTGTTCTTTGTGATCTTGTCAAAAAGCGAGGGAAGATCAGCCGCAGTATATCGTGTAAGGTCTGTCATTATGGTAGCTCCTTGTAAAAGCGAGTTTGTGTTTTGTGGACCCCTAAGGCATCCAATACTAATTATACAAGAATACAAAAAAAGAGGTAGGGTAAAAACCCAACCTCTTTATAGGGTGTTCCGACTTGTAGAGTGCCGCACGAATGGCACACACTATTTATTCAGTAGGTTCAGTTTTTCCCTTCTTACCAATATTATACTTCTGTTCCAGAGTCCAGTCATTCTTGTCCTTATAAGGAAGAACCTTGATCTGATTCAGAGGAGCAATGTCTTGAATGGCATCTTCTTTCACAACACTGACCAGACCCCAATCAACCAGCAGTCTGGTGATTCTGTTGCGTCTCTGAACATCATTCACTGTCAGGTTTGCATACTTACCATCAAGTGCAAACAGTTCTTTGAAGTGAACAATGTAATACTTACCTTGCTTATGCAGGATATGGCAAGATTGATAGAGTTTCTTTTCTTTTCTGGATGCAACCCCAATACGTGTCAGAGTTTCACGTACCTTGAGAAAGTCATCAGGTTCATTCAATCTTACCTCAACCATTTGGTCCTGAGACCAGTTAACCTGAGGTTCAATAGTTTGTGTCATTTTTTACCACCAGTATCAAGTTTTTGTTTAATAAAGTTAATCTGTTCAGGAGATAAGATTTTCAGTGCTTGGGATGCTTTTTCATTACTATAACCATAGTAAGATTTCACACACTCCATATCTGAGACTTTATCCTTTCTGATCCAGGGAGAGAATCTCTTCCTTTTTCTCAAGATATTTATATAAAATTCATATTGCATGTCCTTGTCTAAGAAATGATACTTGTTCATTTCATTAGCAAACATCACACAGTCAATATGACCTGACAGACACCTATTGATGATGTATGGTGGATAATCTTTTTTGACAGAAGGATCTTCCTGAATGAGATTCTTCTTTGTGAAGTTGATTGAATTTAACCAGTCCTTTAGTTCCATATCAAAATACAGCAGTCACACTCACTACCTTTGCACCAGGATTACGTGCCAGAGCAACTTTCCTGGCATCCTGATAATCAACAGCAATCACTTCTTCTTTGAAGACAGTTCCTGCTTTATACAATGTTACCTGACATTTCATAATTAAACAATAACAACTCTTTTCTCTGTTTCTGATCTCTCATGTATTCACCAACTGACCTGAGAGTATATGTAAGGTCAAACTCTGCTGCTTTCCAATCCTTGAATCTATTCTTTACAAGTTGATCAGAGTTGTAACTGACTAACTGATCAAGACTGCAAGAAGAGCAGTCAGCAGCAAACCTATCGTGATCAAATCCTTTGTGCATTGATCCTTTACGCCCATAGAGGTTATCCTTAATATCATAAGGAGGATCAAGATATACAAAAGCATTACCTTCACTACCAAGTAGGTAATCATAGGAGTAATTAGTTATACGCCATTTTTCAATGATTTTTGAATATCCAGGTAGTTTATCAATTCCTCTCATAGTGAAGTTGTTCATTGATGCCATCTTAGAAAAGGAAGATGACTCAGTGAGACCAGAGAAGGAACACTTGTTGACAATATAAAAAGCAACTGCTCTATCAAAGTTGCTGATGTCTTTATTATTGATAGATTCCTTTGACTTGAGAAACAACTCTCTTGCAGATTCCTCTGTCATATGAGATGTTTTCAATTCAGTAAGAGTATTCTTCATGTCCACACCAAACATCTGGAGCTGCTGCCAGAAGTTTACCAGTGGTTCATAAAGGTCATTGACCCATACATCCAGGTGTGGATACTTCTTGGTGATGTGGATAGAAACACTACCACCACCAAGAAAAGGTTCACGAAACTCTTTGTAGTTTCTTAGATCAGGGAAGTAAGGATCCATCTTGGTGCAAGCACGTGACTTACCCCCAGGATACCTTAAGGGTGTCTTATGTGATTTCATCAGAGGATCAGTTTCTTACTTGGGGTTTTGATGGGTGAGAACATGTCTTCATACTGCTCCACCAATTCATCATTGACATCAGCAATATAGATGACCCATTTGGTGTTGATCTCCAGTTCTTTCTGATCCCTATTCAGAAGAGGAGCATAGGGAGCAAATCCAAGTTGACCACCACCAGCAGGGACAGCAACAATGGCATTCTCAATCACAATACTGTCTTCTTTAGTTTCAAGAACAGATGCTACAACATCCTCACCAGAGGACAGACGAATTACTTTTACATTCATTTGAATTCACACTCCACCATAAGTTCAGTTAGACAAGCAAGCATATTTATTTCCTGGTCTGCCACAAATGCGATCTGGTACTGATACTTAGCAATGATGAGCACAGCAGCAGGAATACTATTGTTCTCAAGGGCATTGTAAAGAGCATCATACACACGACGCAGTAGTACAGAAGAATCATTGTCCAGATTATCAACGACCCATTTACGTACTTCAGGGAAGTTCTTCTCTTTGAGATTCTTGACAAGATCATTTACAGATACATCAGAGAAAGAAGCAAGGATACCAGAATCAATTTCACCACCAACAGAGTATCTTTGACACTCATTCAAAACACGACGCCAATCAGGGAAGTGTTTGTTGATCAGTTCTACCAGGACCTTGTTATCATATTTAATATTTTCTGCAGCCAGGATTTCTTGGAGACGCTTGAAGAATTGTGCTGCAATACCTTGGCGTTCCTTTCCTTTGATTCCAAACTCAACAACTGCACATCTGCTGTGCAATGGTTCAATGATTTTGTTCTTGTAGTTGCAGGTGAAGATGAATCTGCAATTACCAGCAAATTCCTCAATAGACGCCCTAAGGAGGAGTTGTACATCATTGGTTGTGTTATCTGCCTCATCAATGATGATGACTTTGTGTTTAGCAGTCGCTGTAAGTGAGACGGTCGAAGCAAAGTTCTTCGCATTGTTTCTGACAGTATCAAGGAATCTACCTTCGTCGGATCCATTGATGACATATACATCTACTCCAAGTTCATTGCAAAGTGCTTTGGCAACTGTGGTCTTACCAATACCAGGAGGACCTGCCAAAAGCATATTAGGGATTTCACCCCTCTCCACAAAGTCCTTGAATGTCTTCTTGGTTTGTTCAGGAAGAATACACTCATCAATAGTTTTGGGACGATACTTCTCAACCCAAATAAAATCATTCATCTTTTTTACCACCCTTATTCATTTTTTTCAAAAGTTCCTGATATTTCCCTTTACCTTTTTCTACAAGGTGCCAAGGAGCATATAAAGGACCATCATAATCTTTTTTCTTCATGCCAAAGGTCTTACAAATTGTTCACTCACTATGTCAGTGGCACACATCATATCATACATGTATGTCACTGCAGCACGTGGAACAGTGTGATCTCCACAAGTAAAGACATCACATACTGCCATACCATTCTCTGGCCAAGTGTGAATGCTAATGTGACTCTCAGCAAGAAGAGCAATAGCAGTCACACCTTGAGGATCAAACTTGTGAGATGAGACATTCAGCAATGTGCTTTTGCAAACTTGTGCTGCATGAACAAGAACATTGCGAATGTGTGACTCATCATCAAGTAGATTTTCAGAGCAACCTTTCAATGTAAAAAGGATGTGTCTCATCATCCAAAAGTGGAGTCAGGCTCCAGGGCAATGTAATAAGTCAGGTCATAGTTGGTGTTCTTGAAACTTGCAAGCAGTTTCTGAGAAACAATCACTTCATAGGTTCCAGGAATGATCTTGATGTTCTCTACCTTGAAGTTGAAGGTAAACTCAGATTCAGTTTCACCAACAACAATGGAGAAGTCATTGGAGGTATCATTCTTCTTGTCACGAACCACCAGTTGCACAACACCATTCTCACCAATGGCAGAGA